ATTTATCAGCAAGAGCTTGTGCTTCTGCTTTGCGTTGTTCGCATCTTTCAGATAATGTTGACATAAAAATAGTCTAATTAATTTAAAGTTTAACGATAGTAAAGAATATGAGCAATACGGCTTATGCTGCTTCCAACGCTGCAACTTTAGCTTCTAGCTCTTGTATAGCTTTCATTAAATAAACAACCATACCAGATGGGTTGAAGAAATATTTTGCATCTTCTTCTTCTGCTTTTGTATATGCTTCTGGAAAGCTACTAACCATATCTTGAGCAATAAAACCTTTTGATTTAGTTGTTCCATCATTTTCTTGAATAAAATTAAATTTTTGTGGATTTATATCTTTAAATAAATTTAAAACATTTTCATTCCATGATTCAAAGTTTTTCTTCATTGTTCTATCAGAATTTTGTGTGTTGAACTGTGTGTTTGTTCCACTTGTTCTTATATTTCCAACAGTTCCGTTAGAGTTTTTAAATCTTGCTACATCTAAGGCTGATGTTGCACTGCAACCAAGGTGCAAAATTGCTCTACTGCTACTTTCTATTTGAAAATAAGCATGAGTATTTCCTAAACTTGTAGTACCAATTAAAACATGACCAGACGAATTTATACGCATACGTTCTATACCATCAACTTTAAATCCTATAGCAGAATTACCATTTCCGTTTTCTGGATCTGCTTCCAAAAATACTTTAGAACTATCCCAATTTATCCTATGATCTTGACTGCTGTTATAACCAAAACGTATTTCAGGATCAGAATCATTATGTATTGTTAAGGGTGCGTCAGGACTTGTTGTCCCAATACCAACCCTTCCTGACGAATCTATACGCATGCGTTCTAATGAATTTTGAAAAAATGTTAATGGATGATTAGTACTAGCTCCGATACGGACATCGCTATCTTGAACAGTTTGTATTACAGCTTTTGTACTTCCAGAATTAGAAGCAACTCTAAAGACAGCATGTGGTAATCCACTAGAACCTTGCACAACAAGAGCAGCATCAGGACTTGTTGTCCCAATACCAACCCTTCCAGACGAATCTATACGCATATTTGTCCTAATTGTACTACCATCAAATGTTCTAAAATCAGTAAACCCATGAGATGAAGTTCCACCTCTTGAAGTCAAAACAAGAGTGTCTCCAACAAAATCCATATTGCCATAGGCACTAGTTTGACTTGTGTCTAATAATTGAATACCAGGGTCATTGGCTCTTATGTCAAGCATAACTTCTGGATTTGTTGTCCCTATACCTATTTTTCCAGACGAATCTATACGCATCCTTTCTAAATTATTAGTATGGAATAAAGTAGGGGCATTAGATTGCTGATAAACAAGTAGTGCACCATCAGTGCTACCAGCTATTCCAACAAAACTTGTTCCATGATCATTGTGAAATTTAACTTGTGAACCTCTACCACTTCCAGTGGCATGTAGATCGAGATTTATATTTCCTGTGCTTTGTTCTGTGCTAAGAATTGCAGATGGACTTGATGTACCAATACCTACGTTCCCAGACGAATCTAAGGTAAATTTTGTTGATCCTCCTACTTGCAGTTTTAAATTACCTGTACCTGCATCATTAATAATTGAATCACTGCCATTATGAAATATCTCAAGATCTGATCCTGTTCCAAACAAAGCTTTTACATTATCGTTAAATACGTTATTTCCTGTAAATGTATTACCAGTAGTTAAGGCAACATTACTTGTAACTGTTACACCACTTTGCCATGCACTACCGTTATATACTTTAAGTTCGTTATCTGTTGTATTAAAAAATAAATCACCTACATCTAAATTACTTGTAGGGTTACTTGAACCACTACTATATCTATCAGCAAAAGCATTAACACCACTTAAGTTTGTTGCAACTGTATTTACATTAGTTATAGACCCTGCTACAGATGTGACATTAGAACTTATACCTGCAACTGTTGTGACGTTTGCTGCTATCCCTGCAACTGTAGTTACATTGCTATCAATACCTGCAACTGTATTTACATTAGAAACATTACCAGCAACAGTGGTTACTTCTGTTGCTTTTGGTACAAGCCTATGAAATGTATAGGTATTAAGAGTAGAAGTAGTTTCTAATATCATTCCAAAGCCAGCAGTAAATGTAGTGCTTGCTGTAGCTCCTGTAACTGTTACAGTAGAGTTTCCTATAGTTCCGTTAGCGATAGTAAAAGTACCACTACCATTAGATGTATAAGCTGTACTAAGTGCTTGAATACTGATTAAAGTACCAGCACCATTATTTATATCTGGGTTTGTATTAGGAAAACTTAATTCATTTGTTATTGGTACAAAACCACCTACATCATCTACAAGATCTATTATTCTTGCATCTATAGCTGCTGTAGTAGCAACCTTATTATCAGCAGCAGTCCAAGTTTCACCTGATTGTATTTCTTCAGAACTTGCTAAATTATAAAACCTTGCATCCGCTTCAGCTTCCGTATAGTACCTAGCATCTAATACGTTAGCTCCTGTAGTAGCTGATGGGTTTAATTCAGTTTCGGTAAAGTATCTATTATCTAATTGTCCGTTATTAAGTTCAGTCTCAGTAAAATACCTAGCATCTAAAGCACCACTGCTTAATTCAGTTTCAGTAAAATATCTGTTATCCAGTTGACCAGAATTAAGTTCACTTTCTGTAAAGTATCTATTATCAAGTTGACCAGAATTAAGTTCCGTTTCAGTAAAGTATCTGTTATCTAATTGACCTGCATCTAATTCTGTTTCTGTATAATATCTACCATCTAAAGTACCAGTAGCTATATCTTCTTCAATAATTGATCCATTTACGATATTGGCACTAGCTATAGTAATGTCTGTAGGTAAAGCACCTCCTCCTAATTTTGCAAGACTAACAGAATCATTTGATAATTTACTTCCATTTATATTTGCAACAGCATTTATATCACCATCGACAATAGTTCCATTAGAAATCATTGTTGAAGTAACAGTACCAGTATCAGAACGAGTAACTACTGTACCTGTAATATTAGGAAGGGTAATAGTTCTGTCAGTAGTAGGGTTTTCTACTGTTATTTTTGTTTCAAAATTGTCATCATTGCTGCCTTCAAATTGTAAAGATCCAATTACTGTATTACTACCATCTCTTAAAAGAAGATCGTTATTAACAATATCTGTAAATTCTTGTAAGGCAAATAATATTTGATCATTTTGAGTATCTAAATCAGCTTCAGTAAGAACAGATCCATCTTCAAAATCTATTTTTTTAGAAGATATATCTGTATTTCTTGTAAATTTTATAGAAACACCATTACCAGGTTCGTTACCACTGGTGAATGTAATTTGTGAACCACTGGTAAAAGTGTAATGAGTATTTAAGGTTTTAAATTCACCACCTACTAATACCTTAATATCTGTTTCAGCAAAAAATGAGAAGGAGATACTAAAAGGACCAGCAGTACCATTACCAGTATGGCTTGTAAAAGATGTAGCAGTGTTAGTAGGCATGATTAAAATGTGAGATCAGACTCTTGAACAGTCCTATCATATTCTTTTCTATAATTATCGTTCTTTTCTTTTAATAATTCAACTTGTTTGTTTCTAAAATCAGTGCCTTGCTGTTTAATCCATAAATCTTGACCTCTTTCAATATACAAATTATTAATACCTCTTAATCCTAAACCTAAAATACCTTCTGCTCCTGGTATGCCACTCATTATTCTGCTAATAGCAATATCACTATCTTTACGTCCTATTCTCTTAACTAATTCATAATTTTTTTTAAAATGATCTGTTTCCATATATTTATTTAAAGCTTGTTTTAGAGTTAACCCACCAATAAATTTTTCATTATTAATTATTTTTTGAACTTCTTGATATTGTGTTGTATTTAAAGGTATTGGTGCGATAGTTGATTTATCTAAACTTCCAAGAATAACATCAGAAGGTTCTGGTAAAGTTTTACCTAAATCACCTAACACAGTTAATATTTTATGATTTTTAGTTTCAGTTTTAGTCATCCAACTTATAAGATCTGGACCTACTTTTTCTGGAAAAGTTTTAAAATCATCTGTTATATGTTGTCTTGACGGTGGTAAATTCATGCTAAAACCTGGCGCTCTTTCAGATAATTTATTTAGCATTTCTCGTATTTCTTTTAATAATTGATTATCAGCAGCTTTTATTCCAAACAATTCATCACCTGCTCTAACTTTTGTATCTCTTCTAATATCAAATATTTCTGTTTCTTCTTTTGGAATCCCCATCATATCAAGTATGTCACCAGGTAATCTATTTGCTTGAGCTACGATATTAGGAACAGCACCACTAACTAAAATATCACCAAAAAAACTACGACCTCTAGAAGGATCACTAGAAAATATTGCAAAGTCTCTTAAATCTGATAGATAAGAACGATCAAATATATTACGACTAAAAGCGTATAGATATTTAGTAATAAACTCATCAGTCTCACCTTGAGTTAAATAACCACTTATTCTTGTAAAGTCAGTCATTAGACCAATCCAACCAGACAAAGGGTCAAATCTTTGATATGAATAATATTCAAATACTTTTTTGCCATCTTCTCCTATAACATAATTTCCATTTTCATCTTTTTTTGCGTAACCAATACTGTAAGGTCGCCAATCATTATCCCATTTCTTTTTAAATTCAATTCTTCCTTCTGGCTGGAATAAGTTAGGACCACTGCCAGTTAAATGAATATCAGCGTCTTCATTTAATTTATTAAAAGCTAATCCTAAAAATATTAACCCTGCACCTTTGCTAAATCTTAATTGCCCCCTAGCTTGTTGTCTTACTATAGGATCAAGACTATTAAGATCATTAGCAACTTCTCCCATTAAATTATTAAGTAATGGTGTTCTTCTAAGTTGTCTTTTTAAAATATTATTTGGTGTTCTAACAAAAGACATAAATGTTCTTGCCATTGGCACTTGATTAGCAAATTGATTTAATGCTTTTGCAGTTTTACCAATTAAAAAGCCATCAGTTCTAATGTCCTCTGTATATGTAGATCTTCTGCCAAATTCTTTAGCTCTTTTCAAAATTCGTCCTTGAGTACGAGTTAAGCTTTTAGCACTGCCTGTTGAAAAAGTATCAATAACCTTATTAACATTATCTTTTATAAAATCAGTTAAATCCTTTCCTTTTTTTCCTTTTTTAACGCCTTCCATATATGCTTCATAATGTGCTGATCCAATAATATTTCTACTTTGTATAAGTGCATCATTAGCGGTCATTAAGCGACTAGGAACTCTTACAACGTATTTACCTAATCTATTAACCCATTTGGAAGTTAAAGAATCGCCTGCCATTGAAACAGCAAACCTATCAGCATAATCAGTTTTAATTGAACCTGGATTAACAAAATTATCTTCTAAATTCCAAGATTGTTTCCAAGCTTTTGCAGAAAAATTAAAGTCACTTGTTAAACCTATGATGTATTGCATAGCTGCATCACGTTCTGTCTTATTAGTTGCACCTAATCCCAGTTCAAAAGCACTTTGTAAGGTCTCTGCAACACCTGATACTAAGTTTATTTCTTGCGTTGTAGGAGCAGACAACATAGCGTTGATTCTTATTTCATTAAATATTCGTGTTGCTGGATCAGCTTTGTCTAAAATTCTATGTACAAGACCTGTTTTATATAATTTTTCTAGTTTTTCTACTTTACCTTCTGTTCTTTTTATAGTGTTTGTTAATTTATTTAATTGAGTAAAATCTCCTGTTGACTTGGCTTCTTCAAAGCTTGTAATTAATTTTTGCCTTAATTCTTCACCTCTTAGTTGTAAATCATCAGCAGAAGAAAATGTTATTTCTGTTTGATTTAACCTACCCATTCTAAACCTTTCAGCAGGTGACATTTTTGCTAATTCTTCTGGACTTAAGCCAGTTGTTGGTATTTGCATTGATGCTAAAGCTCTTCCAGGTTCAGATCTAATGGGAATACCAAGACGTAACCATTCATCTAGATCATCAAAAACATCAAGTAAAGTATTAATATCTTGTTCAATAACATTTGGATCTTTTACTACTTGTATTGAGTTAATTAATTTTTGATTAGCTTCTGCCATCTCTTGAGTCGTAAAAGTAATTTTTTCAGCTAAAGCATAGTTAAGTTCATCAGTTGGAACTTCGTCATACATAGCAGCGTATGCTTTTGCATATTCTTTTAGTTTCGGTGTATCAGCTAATAATTTAATACCACCATCTATAGTGTCTTGTTGGCTTTTAACACCAGAAAAAGCACCTTCCTTTTTTAAAGCTCTAGCTCTAGCAAAAACAACTTCAGCATTGTTTTGTGTAGTAGCTACTTGTTCTGGATTTATTTGTGTAGGTGTAATGTTTGGATCACCACCAACTTGATTTTGTTTCTTTGTTTTTTTTGTTGTAGAAGCAGTACTAAATTGATCAAGATCTACTTTATTGATATCAATTTGATTTGCTGGATCAAAATATATTCTTACCTGATGTAATCTTTTACTTTTACCTGCTTTCTTTCCTCCTTGATGAGTAAAACCACCAAATCCTTTTGTTCTAAGAAAGTTTTGAAAATTTTCAAATATTTCATCAATTACGACACTAGAGCTAACATCTCTTGATCTTGAATATGCTCTTATTTCATCAAATAATTCACCTAATGAAAAATCATCTCCTAATTCATCTACTGCATCAAAAACAACATTCTCATAGTCACTATCATCAAAATCATCTATATATTTTTTTAAATCTGCATCAACAGTTTGATCTAAGTCATAGAAATTAACAGGTTGTTTTTCTGTGATTTCGTACACTACACCACTAGGTTTTTCACCTTTTATTCTATTTTTCTTTTTGTATTTTGCAGCAGTTACTAAATCTTCTGATGTATAGAAACCATTTCCATATATATTTTGAGGTGAAAACGCTTCCCCACCTTCTTCTAAAACTATTTCTTTAGAAGAGCCATGATAAAACTTACCTTGACCTCTAGTATCTGGAATATTTAAAGATGAGTTTTTTGGTTTAGATGTTTTAAATTTAGTTTCTACTTTTTTTAATTTAGTTACATCAACATCATCAGCATTACCAGGTAATTTTTTTTGTAATTCAAAACCATCTCTCTTACCTAATTCATTAATAATTTTGTCGTTAAGTGTTTTATCACTTTTAACAGCATCTAATTGACTTTTAACATTATTAATTATTTGTTCAGATTTTTTTAAACCTTTAACTCCTTTAGATATTTCTCTACCTGTCAAGGCAATATCAATAGGATTTAAGACACCTGCTAAAAATTGACTAATCTTACTACCAGCAAAATTAATATTTTCTGAACCTACAGGTGCACGAAGATATTCATAAATAGGATTACTTAAGCTAGGAAACTTATCAACTAAAGGATCAAATAAATTATAAAAATTTGCTTCTGTAGGTCTAAAAGATAATGTTTCAGCAAGTCCAGCCTGTACTGGTGTTTTTATTGCATCGAAAGCAAGTTTAGCTTTTTTACTTTTAACTAAAGTATTTGTAAGACCTATTGCCTTAGAACCTTTACTTATAGCTCCAAATGGCAATAAAAACTGTACAAAAACTTTAGGTAATTCATAAGCTAAATCTCCACCAAATTTTTCATCTAATGAACTTATATCAATAACACTTGTTTCTGTATAAGGATTACCTTGAACATAATCATATATACCTTTACCTGTATCAGCTATACCATTTATAAAAGCAGGTACACCAGCAGCAGCACCAATAATAGCTTTACCAAAAGTTTCTG